TGTTCACATTGCCAATGGTTGCCGAGGCTGTACCAAGCTTGCTGCCAGTGAACACATAGGTTGACTTGTCCCGCAGGTGGGGCGTGACTTCAGCCTTGAACGTGGCAGTATCCGAGAAGGACACACCCATGGTCTTTAGCTGCAGCTTGGCTCCCATCACTGACTGCTTATCGCCATCCTTGAGGAATAGCTGGGAGAACCTGTAGCGCATGCTGTAGGGCTTACCCACGAAGCAGGCGCCTGAGGAGACATCACCATTGGCTTCAATCGTCGTGGTGTCCACCTTGGTGGTTTGCACAACGGTTCCAGCCTGGGTGCCAAAGGATGATCCAAGGACAACCTGATAGGTATCACTGGTGTCACCGTGGGGGAGAGTCCATGTGGTCTTCTTGGTCAGGGCATCATATGAACCAGTGAGGCTATACCTGCGATCCAGATAGACCAGGAAGGACATGTCAGTCTCGACAGCCCCTGATTGAAACTCCATGCGCTCAAGGTAGGTTCCATCTGCCCTTCTGATTACAAGATAGAGCTGGGTGTCGATGGTCTCAATACCCATGATGGAAACATCGGAGTCAAACGTAATGGTTCCCCATGAGGTCTGCGCCTTCTGGTCCCCATTCCACATGTACTTATGGATGTAGAGCTTGTTTGGCTCACTGCGGCTGAACATGTACAGGGCATCCAGCAGGGTGGAAGCCACCAGTCCACCAAGGTCTTTGGGGATGTACGATGGCACATGGGCTGTAACGTCCACAGCATCCGAGTTAACACCATCGGGTAACACAAAGTATTCCCGCATGGAGGTGTAGTTACCCCGGTTCACAGCAAAGTAGATGTCCCTGCCAGCAGATACCGGAGGGACCACCTTGGAGCTGTAGAAGCGGGTGGTTGCATCCAGCTTGACAGTCTTCGGGGACAGCACCTCACCACCCGTCAGTTGGAACTGGGCAGCATCCGAGAAGATCATCAGGGATTCCTGGAATGATAGTGCGTGGTACAGCTGTGACACACGGGTATCCGCCACGGTGGCATCGATGGGGTCATCGTCCAGCACCTCGGATACTGTGGCACTGAAGAAGTTGTAGTAGTCCGCAACACGGGACATCGCCACAGTCTCACCAGAGAGGAACCCCAGACGCTCACGGTAGAAGAACAGGTTGTTGATCTTCTGGCCAATGAAGGAGGGAGCAGGGTTTGAATCCAGGTCACCCACCTTGCGGGAGTCCCACTCGATACGGCTGAATGTGAATGTTCCATCTGCATTGCGTACCAGCTTGTGGGGCAGAGTGGCAGACGCAAGGGTGTTCTGCAGTCCAGGGGCTACCGTCTCCTTCCACACTCCCTCAAAGAAGGTGACATACAGGGGAGATGCCTGACTGCCATCCAGCCCGGTAACCTTTATGATGAAGTCTGGCCAGAAGTTGGGAGGCAGCTGTGCCTGACTATCCACAGAATCGGTAAAGTACATCAAGCCCTGGTCACCATAGGAGTCAGTGGCTGTCAGCACAAAGGAGGAACCATCGTTCTTCTGGATACGTAGACAGGAACCAAGCCGGGTTACCGTATAGGTTGCAGCACCAATGGCTGTGGCCAGTCCTGCAGCAATGGTGTCAGTCTTGGCATCACTGCCGTCTGCAGCACAGGTGAAGCTGTAGTCGGTACCCCCCAGTGTCACTGTGTAGGTCTGCCGAGCCACACCAGCAAGGACATAGACGAAGCCAACGTAGCCGTTCAGTGAACCACCAGTCTTGAGGGTGGTGCGGGAGGCGTTGACAGCCACGTTGCAGGAGTAGATCGTCTGGATATCATCGCCCCACTGAATGTAGGAGCTAGTGTACTCATCAAGCGCATACGCATTGACAGCAACCGGGACACCAACAGGAGCTGCAATGGTGATCGTTGTTGCAGAGTCACTGGACACACCGTGGGTGGGGAAGGCAGCAGCAATGGCAGCAGTGAGTTCAGTCACATGGTTGGCTACGGTCTTGCCTGTGGTCTGCAGCGAGGCGAACATCTGACCATTGACAAAGATACGGATGGCAGCCCCGGTACACTGGGTGGTTCCTTCACTGTTGGTATATGAAGCCTCAGTAGGAACACTGTTGATCCTGACTGTAGCCCACATGGTGGAACCGGGGGTACTCCCTAATGCTTCCAGCTGTGCCGTGATGGTCTTGTTGACAACGTAGGTGGTATCAGCAACCGACAGGAAAGCAAAGTCATTCTTTGGGTCCACCGAGTCAAGGTAGGAAGTGGCATCAGCAATGGTGACCGTCTTCTCCACACCACTCAGCAGGTCATACACCTTGATTTCACCATTCTTGACCAGCATGGTGTACTTCTCTGTGGCATCCCGGTTGATGAAGTGGACTGCCATGTTGGTATCGGCATCAGTGCTAAGCTTGCCAATGTGGACACTCGGGGGACGCTTGGTAAGACCTACTGCCACATCAGGCCAGCAGTTGTCCTGAAGCTCACACTGGGAATCAGCCCTAAGCTGTGCAGGCTGCTGGGAGACACCACCAAACATCTGCGCAATGGAACGTGAAATCAGGGCCATGGTTACCTCGCCAGGATTCCGTAGACAGAGTAGCTACCCGTCAGAACGTTATGGTCCCCTGTGTCACCCTCTGCCTCATGGAGGACCACCAGTGCTCTACCCTCTTCCTCTGCGGTGAACTGCTCCAGTGTCTCAGCACCCAGCATGCGCCTCTGGAAAATCCTGGCAGCACGGATGGTGATGTAGTAACGGGCAGCCTCAGGCATTTCATCGAATGCCAGCATGAGGATAAGGTCGAACTTGATGGGGTCCGTGAATACGTAAGTGTGCTTCTCCCGGTTATATAGCTTGGACCCACGGTGGGTCACATCGTATTGCCCAAAGAGTTTCGTTGGGTCGATACGCAAGGTGTTAGTCGGGGGGAGTAGGTGGCCATCCACAGTGGGGGACAGCTCATAGTTGATCTCTGAGTTGAAGTGCCAGCCACGTGACTGGACAGCCTTTGAAGTCTCATTGAGGACAGCCTTCGCAATAGCCACATCGGTAAGACCAGAGACTTCCAGAGAAGAGACCGGGGCTTCACCAATGGTGGACAGCATTGTGTTGACTGCTTCAAGCTCAGTGGTGGGTGCGAGAGCCATTGTTTTTTCCTAATTAGATTTTTTAGGGGCCACCCCTCGATATGAGAAGTAGCCCCTAAGGTTTGTTACTGTATGATGAGCGTTACGCTCCGATAAGGTTCTTACCAGTGGAGAAACCACCAGTGCCAGTGAAGATGAGCTTGAGCAGCTTGTTGGTGTTAGCAGACGGCTGGATGATTACTTTCTCACCAGCAGCCGTAGTGAACCGCAGAGAACCATCGTCGTGGTACTCAACAGCAGCCGTTGCAATAAGACCCGTGGCAGTACCATCAGCAGAAGCTGCGGTGCGACCAGTGATCTTAAAGCTATGTAAACTAGCCATGTGTATGTTCCTGTAAGTAGAGTGCAGCCCTGAGCAGGACCGTGGGGTCATCCTTAGCGTGGCCAAGGATTACGTTGCAAGATGGGCACAGAAGGCCACGGACAGCGCCCGTTCCGTGATCATGATCGACCACTAAGGTGTTTCTGAATGTGGCGTGTGGGATGTCATCAGAGTGGGTACCACAGATGGCACACTTGTTACCCTGACGTTCTTGCAACTCCTGGATGAAGCCAACTGTTATGTTGTACCGGGACGCCTGACCTTGTCGGTCTTGACACTCGACGCAGTTGGTTCTGTACTTCTGGTTATCATTACGGAACCGGAAGGCAGTGATTGGCTTCTCCTCCCCACAGACCCTACAGGTCTGCGTGGTGTCACACATAAACTAATTACGCAGATTTCAATTCTACGCTGCACTCGGGGCGCAAAACCCCGGACCCAAGCGCATACTTGGCAACCACCAGCGTACCCTGACGGCGAACGTCATAGGCGGACTCAACAGCCAGATCAAGCAGCTTGACCGTACCGACAGCCATCTTGTTCATCACAAGGCCAACCGTGGTGCTGAAGTTGCCAGCGTACTTGGCCGGGGTATCAGCCGAGAGGTCCGTGGTCGGGAGGTTGTTGGTCTTCACGATGGAGATACCAGCGACCTTCAGTACCGAACCTTCTGCATACACACCCGAGCCACCCCAGTCACGGTTCAGCACGTTGGTGGTCTGAGCCATCAGGTAATACTGAGCGGGCTTGATGTACATGTAGCGGTCCGACTCAGGGACATCCTTCTCGTCCAGCTTCTGAGCAGCGGAGAACATGCCACCAGCCAGGGTTGCACCATCGGTGCCATAGGAGGCATTGGTCAGCACAGTGCCACCACTGGCACCCGTGACGGTAGCCGAAGCACGGGCAGCCAGGACACCCAGTTGCAGAACGTTCTTGTCCCACTCACGCGCCAGGGCACGGCCAGCTTCCTGCGTGTACACCGAGCGGACATCATAGTGGCTCATGGCCTCATCGATGTTGGCCAGGAACACATCGGAAATCAGCAGGTCATCAATGGTGATGATGCGCTCTGCCACGTTGGAGGTTTGACCAACGATTTCAGCACCGGGGGTGTGGTACGAAGCAGAGACCTTCCACGTCGCCGGGAATTGGGCGCTCTTACCATTCGGGATGGAGCGAACCATGTGCTTGTCTTGCATGACATTGGATTCTTCGAAGGCGGTCATTACCTCGCCACCGAAGACTTTCAGGAACATTGCGTCAGTATCGCCAGCACCGTTGATCTGACCAATACGGTTAACAGTTGCGTTAGCCATGTGTTGTATTACCTATTTGTGAATTGAAATGACAACGTGCCAATCCCTATGCACGGACGTGCGGAGAACGGGACATGAATGGCACTGCGGGGGTCATCCCAAGGTTCACCTTTGATCACGCAGAGTTGTCTCCCACGGGAGGCTAAGGTTTTCTCTGGTTACATCTTGTGATGTACATATTGTTCGTGTGGCCCCTTTGGTTACGCAGAGGGCCAGCCTGCGATCCCCCACGGAGGAGGGACATGGGGGATTAGATAGGGTTGGAGCGGGACAGCTTCTGTTCTACCGAGCGACGGTAGGCAGGGTCTTTTGCGTACTTGGGATCACGCATTGCTTCACGCACCTGTGCCCAGGACTCAAAGGCAGAGCCAGTGGCAGCACCGAAGTCACCACCGGCAAGCTGTGGTTCAGAACCATTGTCAGCTTCGTAGCGACCCTTGAGGCCCATCACAGCCATCTTCACGATGTCCGGGTTGGTGGCATTGACAGCCTTGTTGAATACCTCGATCTCAGCTTCGGTCATGTTGGCAGAGGCCCATGCGGCCATAGCCGTATAGTTCTCCTCACCACCGGCCACCGAGTAGGCAGTCAGATGCAGCTTCTCGACCATGGCTTCCTGACCACGGATGTACTGGTCAACCAGTTCCTTGGGGATACCGGCTTCAGCCAGGGCCTCATAGGTTTCATCCTTCAGACCACCATTGGCTGAATACTCTTCTGCCATGGCATCGAAGTTGAGTCCAGCATCGGTGACTACTTCCTCTGCTGCATTCCCATCCTGGGTATCTTCATTCCCACTTTGGGTATCCGTAGCTTCCTTGCCACCGATTTTGGCTTCCAGTTCCTTGTATGCAGCTGCCAAGTCTTCCTGAGACTTGAACTTGCCAAGGATCAGCTCGGACTCTGCAGCAGGTTGCTCTTGTGCAACCTGTGTGTTGCCCAGCGGAGCGCTCAGCGAAGCGTCCATCTTTGCAGCCATCGCTGCGTCATACTCTGCGCTACCCGGAGTGGGAGCAGTGTTAGCTACTTCATCAGTCATACGTTCCTCCTCTCAGGAATCAATAGTCTTCGACTACCGTGTCACCCATCTTGTAGGTGTTCTTCGGTTTGTCCTTGCCACTGACTTCCTTATCCAGCATGGGGCGACGGGCATCATGCTTGGGCTGGGGGGCAGCCTTATTGGCTTCCACTTTGGTTTCGCTATTAACGGGGACGGCATTAGCCATAATTGTTTCCTCTACTGTTTATTGGGGAGGGGCCTGGTCCATTTGCTTCTGGGCCATGCCACCAAGTTGGTTGACTGCATTGGGTCCGAGCTTCTCAGCCATCTGCATCATCTGTGCCTGCTGCTGTGCCTGTGCCATTTCCTCTTCGGACTTGACCAGGCCCTTCATGTCGATACCAAGGCTGGTGCCCCATCGCTTCACGAAGTCGGACACATTGATTGCACCCATGGCTTCGGGAATCTGGGCTAGACCCTGCATGAACTGGGACAGCTTGTTGAGGTCATTGCCTCGACCAATGGCTTCCACCCCGGTAACGATGGTGGGGCGCACGATGCCCTGAGGTAGCGCAGGAAGCTTGTTCTTGCGTTCCATCTGGTGCATCAGTCGTGTAACCATGGGAAGCTGGAATTCAACACTCAGGGTGCTGTAGATGCCACCAAGGGTTGCCTCAAGTTCCTGTGCCATGTAGCGAATCTCTTCAGCAGTGACACGCTCTCCGTTACGCTGGATGGCAGTGTTGAGCATGAAGGCAAACGACAGGGATTCCTGCAGCTGGGTGCGGGTCTCAAGGGCAACACGGAAGTCTGCATACTTGTCCATCTGCAGGACAGTGACATCCTCGGCAGAGCCTTGCTTGATGTCTCCAGACTCGGCTTCAGCCAGGGTCTTTGCAGAGGTGGTGCCATTGGGCCGCAGTAGGAAGACCACCTTGGAAGCCGCAGCAGATGCCTGGACGATTGCCTTGGTTAGTCCCTCAAGCGAGAGCATGTCTCCCATGTACTCTTCAACAAAGCCACGGCCATAGTCTTCACCATCGATGGCAATGAAGCGCAGGGGAATCCAGGGGGACTTGTCGAGAGGGTAGGTGCCCTTGGACTTGGGCCACACAGCACCACCCACTTCCTGTTCCACTTCCCAGTTCTTATCCTTGCGGATGATCCTGGTGTAGATTTCCACATCCTTGTTGACATCCTTGGAATCCTTGTTGGCAAGCGCAAAGGCTTTCAACTCGGGAGACAGGGCAGCAGGGGCAACCTTCTCAAGGGTGATGATCTCAAGCACGTTGCCAGAGGTGTCACGCTTGGTCACATAATTCGCCAGTGGGAAGACCTTCATGCCTCCTTGTGGCATCAGGTAGGTGAGGACGTTGCCACCAACAAGCAGGTGCCGCAGTGCAGCATAGGCCGGAGTGCGGAGAGCCGAGGATTCAATCTCGTTCATCACCGCACGTTCAACTTGGTTCAATGCTTCCTCAACCTCGGCTCTCATCCCCTCTTGCTGGGTGAGTTCCTGCAGGGTGAAGTCGTCAATGGTCAGGCGGAAGAACGGGGAATTTGGGGGGAGGAGGGTAAGCAGGAGCTTGGAAGCCAGGGTGTTAACACCACGGGCACCGAGCGATTGATACGGAGTCTTGAGCTTGGTAGCACCAGTCGATCCGTCAGGGGGAATAAGCGAGGGGATCGTGAGCAGTGCGCAGTCCCTTGCACGGGAAAGGAAAGGATCACGATGGGTTGCTAGGTTGCTGTACCTCGCCTTTATGGAGGTGTTTTCCAATGGGGTCAGGACGGAAGATTGATTCCGCCACCTCCAGCATCAGCACCACCGACAGCCAGCGGGATGGACAGGGACTTCCTTGCCGAGCTGCTCTTCTTGGACTTGGCCTTCAGGGCATCACCACCGAAGTCGATAGGCTTGGGAGGCGGAGCCGGGGGAGGGGGCGGAGGAGTGTCTTGGATTTTGGGGGAACTGGTACACATCAGGTGTTCTCCAGAATGTTCTCGGAGGCAGCCGCGTGGCAGAACCTCAGGTAGTTGATCAGTGACCGCTTGCCAGACTCAAACATGACTTCATCCATGGTGGTTCCAGGGGTGGGCACTAGGGGTGGGTGAAGATCTTCAAGGGCATCCAGCAGGTCGTGACAAAGCAGGCTTCCAACACGTTGAGGGGTCAAGCCTTGGACTCCTTGTTCTTCTTGATGGCCAGCTTCTCCTTGACTGCCTTGCGTTTGTTCTCAGCAAACTTGGACTCAGCTTCAGCACGGACCTGTCGATGGTCAGCACGGTCACGGTTCCACTTGCGGTCATCCTCTACAGACTGCTTCTGTGGTTCCTTGCTCTTGTCGTAACCACGGGTGCCATAGCCAGGACGCTTGGAACTGACAGGGTTACCTTTGGTATCGAAATCATTGCTGGGAGGACGCTGGATTTTCTCGACAGTCTTGGCAATGCGCTCTTGCTTCTCCTTCTCACGCTTGGCTTTAGACTTAAAGACTTCCATAGGTATTCCTTTGGTTACACCATGGGTATTAACTATGGTGTTTTAGACAGGGTTGTTGTAGTAAGTAGGGAGAGTGAGTGGAAAACTATGGTGGCTACCATAGGTATTCCATTAGTCCGTTAGTGGTCTTTTGCTATCAACTTCGCTGTAACCCGCGTGGATACTCACTCCCAGCCCCACTCCCCTTCCATGCCCTTATGGTTGTAATCCGTGACCCTTCCTTCAAAGAAATTCTTCTGGTTGTCACCGGATACGATGTGGTCAACCCAGGGTAGGGGGTTGTCCTCAATGCCCCAGTTTGGCTTCAATCCAAGCTGAGTCAGGCGACGATCAGCGATGAACCGAATGTACTGCTTGAGGTCAACCTTGGTCAGTGCTTTGGGACCACCAAGGTTGAACGTGAGGTCAATCAGATTATCCTCAAGCTCCACAGCCTCACGGAACATGTCGTAGATGCGGAGCTTGAAGTTGTCAGTGACTATCCAAGAGTCCTCATCGCACAACAGCCTGAACAGTCTTGCCATAACCTCCACATGCTTTGTCTCATCACGGATGGACCACTCCACAATCTCTGACATACCGAGCATCTTGGAACCAGCCTCGGGACGCTGGTAGTTCAGTAGCTGCACGAATGCGGAGAACAGGGAGACCCCCTCGTTGATGACAGTACGGGCGAGGTTGTACCCCATGGAGGTGTTCCACTCGATGTCTCCAAAGTCCTGCATGAACGAAGCCTTATTGGCCATCTCCTCGTACTTCAGGAACGCTGAGTATTCCGACTCAGGCAGGCCAAGGGTGTCGTTCAACAGGGCATACGCCCTCATGTGCGTAGACTCCCGGTTGGCAATGGATAGCAGAGCCATACGCACCTCGTTGTTCTTGAAGTACGGTAGGAATACGTCCACATAGGAACCACCAACGATCTGGTCACTCTGGGTGAACAGCCGCAGGATTTGTGTGATGTGGTCCTTCTCCTGCACCGTGATGGTCCCGTCTTTCCATTGGTTCACATCACGTTGCAAGCTGGCTTCCCACTCCCCCCAGAACATCGACTCCGACTCAATGGCGAAGTTGACGAACTCTGGATACTTGAATGGTTTGTAGGCTTGGCTGTATTGGATCAGCCCTGACATGCGAGACACTCCTCTTCTGCGTTGTAGTCTTTGAGAGCCTTGCGCTCGATCTTGGATGATACCTTGTCAGCCGTATGGCCAGAGGTAGTCCTGAGGTAGTACAGCCCCTTAAGGCCACGCTGGTATGCCCTGAGGTGTACCTCATTGACATAGCTGCGCTGTGCACCATGGGGTAGGTAGAGGTTGACGCTCTGGCCTTGGCAGATGAATACCTGTCGATCCGCTGCGTGGTCCACTACCCACCGCTGGTCGATCTCAAAGGCAGTCTTGAAAACATCCTTCTCGTAATCGGAGAGGAACTCAAGGTGCTGCACCGATCCTTGGTTAAGGACGATGCCCTTCCACACCTCTTCTGTGTTATGTCCCTTCTCCTCAAGCAACTCCTCAAGGTGATGGTTCTTGATCAGGTGGGCACCAGCACGGGTACGCTGGGTGAAGGCATTGGACCGCAGGGGTTCGATGCTGGGACTGGTGCCGCAGATCAGACCAGAGTTTGCATTCGGAGCAATAGCCAGTAGGTGAGAATTGCGACGACCAGTGCCCATCATGTCGGGAGCTTCCCCCCGCACTGAGCCGAGTTGAATAGATTCAGCGTGTGCATTGTCCTTGATGAACCTGAAGATGCGGGTGTTGAGGGACTTCGCCAAGGCTGATTCCCAAGGGACTCCATTGGCTTGCAGCAGTGAGTGGAAACCCATGGCACCAAGTCCGATGGCTCGTTCCATAAAGGCTGAGTTGATAGCCTTGTGCATCACTGGAGGGGAGTTACGTATGAAGTATTCCAACACATTGTCGAGGAAGCGAACCCACCGTCCAATGAACTCAGGATCGTAACGCCACTCTTCCCACTTCTCCAGGTTCACCGAGGACAGGCAGCAGACTGCCGTGCGGTCCGCACTGGTGGGGAGATGGATTTCATTGCACAGGTTGGAACCGTTGACCTTCAGGCCAAGCTTCTGTTGAGCCTCAGGAACAGCACGGTTTGCAGTGTCGATGAAGTTCAGATAAGGCTCACCAGTGCGGAACCGGGTGTCCAGAAGTTGCTGCCACAGTTCACGAGCAGACACCACCTCAACCACAGCGCCGGTCTTGGGACACTTCAGACTCCACAGTCCGTCGAACTTTACGGCAGACATGAAGTCATCCGTGATGTTCACTGCGTGGTGTACATTGAATGCCTTGCGGTTCACATCCCCACCAGTAGGCAGGCGCATATTCAGGAACTCGATGATGTCCGAGTGGCTGATGTCGAGGTAGGCAGCATAGCTTCCCTTCCGCGTCTTACCCTGGCGGAAACCTTCGACTGCACTGTCAGCTATCTTGATGTGGGGAATGGGACCAACAGACTTGTCACTTACGGCTCGGATGTCTGACCAGTGTCCACCTACTCCACCACCCAGCATGGACAGCCAAGCCAGCTCCTGCTGGTGTTCTACCAGTCCCTCACGGGTGTCAGGGACATAGGACAGGAAGCAAGAGATAGGCATGGCCTTGGCAACCTCGCCTGGAGCCGGAGCGTTGCTGAGTACAGGGCTGGAGTACATGGCCCAGCCTTTGGATACATCGTCATAGATAGCCTGTGCAAGCTTCAGGTCTCCACCACAGAAGGCGAGAGCAGGACGGGCCAGAGCGTGTTGAAAGGACTCGTTGTCCTTGATGTAGAAGCCAGAGAGTAGGTCTCCGGCAATAGGGGAAAGCCGGGAGTCACGAGAGTGGTCAAGCGTGATCCCTTGGTAGTTCTCAGTTGTCATACTTCTCAAGACGATCCAGTTCAGCCTGTGCGTAGAAGATGATCTTCTTCAGGTCACGCTCTCGCGGACTGTGGGGGCAGCGGCCATAGCGCATCCAGGCACGGCCAATCTCACCCATCTGGGCATTCATGTTGTGGGCAGCGATGATGTCCTGAAGCTCGGTGGCACCATCAGGCAGTACGTAGTAGTCTGCGGTGGAGCCATCGCTGGGTTCTTCAGGCATCGCCAGTGAGGGATCGACACCCATGATGTGGGGAACAACAGGGTTGGAATAGAGCTGCCAGTAGTAGACGCCATCGACGCCGCAGGAGCGACAGGGGTCAACAGTGCCTCTGACTGAAAAGAATATACAAGTCGAACAAAGGCCATCTTTGGTAACCGGGTATTCCATAGTTTTCTCCTTTGCTTCCCACATGGGGAAGTCCAGCGTTGTTCGTAAGCAGTCACCACAGCGGGGATCAAGGTGCACTTGGCTGTGGTGTTGGCAGGTGTCGCAGTCGCGGTCAGGCATTGTTCTTCTGAATGAACTGGAAGCACCAGTGGTCATTGGGTACGGAAGGGTGTGCCCACTGGAGGCACTCACTGATGTCACTCCACATCACAGTGGGGGGAAGCATGCGGCACTCGCCTTCCACCTGGGCCTTGCATTGGCCACAGCATTCGTTCACTTGGGTGTCCATAGGATGGCATTTTTCTCCATGAAATTATAGTCAGTGTGTCTAAGGATTCGGGCACACCGTGCTTGGACTAAGGCTTCCTCTTCGGTAAGCCCTTTGCTAACGTAAGAATCAACAACAGCAGGCCAATAGGGCTGGTCAGTATCACGGCAATCATCCAGGATGGCCCGAGCCTTCTTGTCGCCGATCTTCGGGCAGCCTTTGTAACCATCGGTGGTATCTCCTGTGAGGGTCTGGTACATGTGCCACCAGTCAGCAGTGGCCTCATCGACAAGCCAAGGCTCTCTGTCCTTGTCAGGATTGAAGAGCCACCCAGGGATGGTCTTCATGTCCTTGTCAGTGGACACGATGATCTTCTTACCTGGTACCAGCTTGGGGTGGGTTGAGAGGATACCCATGACATCATCGGCTTCAAGGGTGGGCCTGATGTAGGAGGGATACAGGGATGCCAGCTGGTCTTTCAACCACTGGAGTTTCACTGGCTTCTCCACCCCAACCCTGTTGCTCTTGTAGCTGGGTAGGACTGAGTTCCTGAAGCTAACCCTGTCAGTCAGACACACGATGAGCTTGTCAGCAGAGCAGGCATCGAGGACACCATCGATATACTCAACGGTCCTCTCGATGATCTCCTCGTCATCCATGGTCAGCTCAAGGCCTACATCTTCGTCGTCCCACTTGTAGACCTTCTGTGCTGCTGATGCGAACTTGTAGGCAACGATGTCTGTATCAAGTAGGACTGTGGTTGTCATCTTTAGTGGACTCCCTGTAGTGGTTCTTGAGTGCCACTCTTAGTCGTTTGATCTCATCGATGGCGTCTTGGGCATCCTTCATCAGAGCGCCATTGATTCGCGGGGCTTGCTCAAGTCGGTCCAAGATGTCCACCTCTAAATAGTGGAGGCCATCGTTCCCATTCTGTCCAATCACATCAATGCGGCTGATTACCATCTGTAGGTGGCTCCTATGCCTATGAAGTAGTCACCATCGGAATCGAGGTGGCCTACTGCGCCGAGTGATACGGCTTTGATGTTGAGGAATGACTGGTGGGCACTGAGGCGTGCCACGGGTCCACTGTCTTTGATACCGTAGGCAAGCGTGGTGTAGCCACTCTCACGGGTGGATACCCATGGAAGTGGCTCACGCATCTCATAGGTGGTGAACTGCCCAGTGTCCTCATTTAGAACAGTGGTGACAGTCTTAGGGACTAGCGAGTAGTCCACCTTGGATGCGGATACAACGTGCTGTTTTGGATCGGCTTGGACTGGCTTGGGGAGGTTGAGCTTTCCCTTTGCTTTGTCTTCAAGAACCACCACTTGCTTGGGGGTAATGGCTTTCGTT